AACGCCTGTCTACGCATCCTCTCCAACACCCTAGCCATGCTCCCCCTCGTAACCTATCGCCGGACGGCGGACGATGGCAAGGAGAGGGCAACCAATCACCCACTCTATGCCGTTCTCCACGACCGGCCCAATGCGCTTCAAACCTCATTCCAGTTCCGCCAGGGCCAGCAGCGCGACCTCGTATCGAGGGGGAATGCCTATGCCCGCATCCTGTCCGGCCCGCGCGGGACCGTAGACCAGTTAGTCCCACTGAGTCCCGACCGGATGCAGGTCGAGGCGCTGAGTAACGGACGCCGCCGCTACATCTATCACCCACCGAACGGCGGCTCACAAGAAACGTTGACGCAGGACGAGGTTTGGCATCTGATGAACATGTCCCAGGACGGCCTGATAGGCACATCGCTCATCGCCCAGGCGCGGGAATCGTTGGGCATGGCTGCCGCCGTCTCGTCGTATGGGGCTCGCGTGTTCTCCCAGGGCGCTCTACACCAAGGGACGCTCAGCCATCCTGGTACGCTGAAGCCGGAGACTCGCGAGCGGCTCCGAGAGGAACTTTATGCCCAACATTCAGGGCTGGCGAACGCACACAAGACGATGATTCTCCAAGAAGGCATGAAGTGGGAAAAAACCTCCATGACACCGGAGGACGCGCAGTGGCTTGGATCGCGGGCTTTTCAGTCCGCTGAGATAGCGGAGTGGACAGGCGTACCGCTCGAACTGCTCCAGCAGCAGGGTGGGGCATCGCGCTGGGGAACGGGCATCGAGCAACTGCTGATCGGATTTGAAACATTCACGATGAATCCGTGGTATGTTTTGTGGGAGCAATCCATCAACTCAGATCTGATAACTGCGCGCGACACGTTCTTTGCCGAGTTCAGCCGTGAGGCCCTGCTGCGGGGCGATGCCGTGAGTCGGGCGAACTTCTACAACACTATGGTCAACATGGGGTCGATGACGCGAAACCAGGTGAGGCGGCTAGAGAATTGGAACACGCTGCCCGGCCTCGATGAACCTCTGACCCCGTTGAACATGCGGCAGGGGCAGGAGGAAGAGGCGATGCCCGCCAAGCCTATCCCGCCGCCGGAGCCGCCGCCTGCTCCGCCAGTGCGCAGAGAGCGCCGAGCCGACTCCATCACGCCTCACTATCGGGCCCTGGTGCTCGACGCTGCCGCCAGGATGGTCCGGCGTGAGACACAGGCGCTGGCCAAGCTCGCCGCGAAACACGCGACGGACAGCCAGGCTTTCCATGCGGCGGCTGCTACGTTCTACGCCGACCACGCGGGGGCCATTGCCGAGGCGCTCCGCATCTCCGAGGTTGACGCTGGCGACTGGTGCTCGTGTCAACGGGCGGCCCTGGCCGAGGGCGGCCTCACGCAGATAGAACACTGGAATGAAAGTAAGCCCCGCGACCTGGCGATGATGGTCTTGGGGATGGAGGAACGCTGATGCCGATGCCGATGCCGCACAAAGACGAAGACCACGACGGCTTCATGGAGCGCTGTCACTCCGAGATGAGCAAGGAAATGCCGGAGCAGGGCCAGCGTAACGCCGTCTGCCAGAAACAGTGGGAAGAGAACCACGCTGAGGCTCGCGCCGCCATGCCCATGCCGATGCCGGACGAGGAGCACGGCGATTACATGAAGCGTTGCATGGCCGATCACGCCGAGGGCGAGTGTGAGAAGAAATGGCAGCACAAGGCCCTCAATGTGGGCCGGTTGCGGGAGGCATTCGCCGCTAGGAATCAGGGTCTCCCCAAAAGTGAAGCCATCCCGTTGCCAGAGGGCTTGCATCTCTATCCCAATGTCCTCCAGGCTGTGTACGGCCAGCCGTGGGCCATCCTGCCATCGATGTACGCGACCATCTGTAGCCTGGTGGCGTTCAGGGCCTCCGGGGGCCGGCTGACCGCTGAGGAAATCAAGGAGCGTATCGGGGCAAGCAGGGTACGCGCCGGGGCCGCTCGGTCCGGCTCCATCGCCGTGTTGCCTCTCTACGGAGTTCTGGCGCAGCACATGGACATGATGACGGCCATGTCCGGAGGGACATCCACCGACCGGGCGGGCGCTGCCATCCAGGGGGCGCTCAATGACCCGTCTATCAGTGCCATCGTCCTGGACATCGACTCGCCCGGCGGCTCGGTGTATGGCGTTCAGGAGATGCACGATCTGATCATGGGCGGGCGCGGGCGGAAGCCGATCGTGGCCGTAGCCAACAGCATGGCGGCCAGCGCCGCATACTGGATAGCCAGTGCCGCCGACGAGATTGTCGTTACACCCGGCGGCGAGGTGGGCAGCATCGGCGTTGTGGCTGCCCATGAGGACGTATCGAAACTCGAAGAGGCGATGGGCATCAAACACACCCTGGTCTCTCACGGGGACAACAAGGTTCTCGGCAACTCGTTCGAGGCGTTGTCGGACATGGCCAGGGGTGAGCTACAGAAGCGAGTTACCCAATATGGCCATATGTTCGAGGCGGCTGTCGCCAAGGGGCGCGGGGTGAGTGCGGGCCATGTGCGCTCGGAGTTCGGCCAGGGCCTGATGTTCGGCGCTGACGAGGCGGTGAAGCGTGGTCTGGCGGATACTGTGGGGACTCTCCAGAGTACGATCGAACGGCTGGCGGGCGTGAAGTCCCAGGGCGGCGCGCGGGCCGATAGCAGCATGGCAGAGATAGAGGCGCTTCAGTTCCGGCCACGGAGTTTGAGGATCAAGGCTTGACAGCGCCCCAGTAGGGGGCGTAGACTAACGGCAACCGAATTGTGGGGCCTGTGGCTGGGCTTATCCGATGATATGAACGGCTGACAGGTAACACGGAAACAAGCGTCCCCGATGGGGCGCAAGTCCGTAAAGACGCTGAATAGACAGCGCCGGACTTGCGCCCCATTTGCATTGTCCGGCGGTACACAGGAGGACGAATGCAAGCCAATCTTCGGGAACGCAGTAGCACCCTACTGGCAGAACGGGCGGGCCTGGTGGACGAAGCTAGGTCGCTCACACTCAAGGCGGACAAGCAGGACGCGGACAGGACGCGCATCGCCGCGATTAAGGCCCGTGTGGATGGCATCGACAAGGACATCGACGAGGTGGACGCTATCCGGGAGTGGGAGCGGACATCCCCGGCGGTGGACAACGCCACCTCAAAGGCCCGCGCCATCCTCGATACCGTCAAACCGTTTGCGCCGAATGTGCGAGGCTTCGGCGACCAACTGCTGGCCGTGAGGAATCACGCCCTGGGTCATGGCCTCGATCCCCGGCTGGCGAACATCCAGGCCGCCGCCTCGGGGCTGAACGAGACCATTCCATCTGAGGGCGGCTTCCTGGTCCAGACCGACTTTGCCACCGAACTGTTGAAAGACACCTACGACAACAGCGAGATCCTCAGGCGTTGCCGGCGCATCCCCATTAGCGGGCCGTCAAACTCGTTCTCGCAGAACACGATAGACGAGTCGAGCCGGGCTACGGGGTCCCGCATGGGTGGCATTCAGGTCTATCACGAGGCGGAGGCGGCCAGCGTGAGCGGGCTGGGTAGTAAGCCCAAGTTTGCCAAGATTGAAATGAAACTCGAAAAGATCATGGGCCTCTGCTACGCCACCGACGAGAACCTTCAGGACTCGGCGCAACTGGGGGCCATCATTCGGACCGCCTTCCCCGAGGAGATGGACTTCGTTCTCTCGGACGACGTTATCCGAGGCGACGGTGCGGGCAAGGCGTTGGGCATCCTGAACAGCCCGGCCCTGGTGACTATCACCAAGGAAACGGGCCAGGCCGCCGATACCATCCTGACCGAGAACATCCTGAAGATGTGGAGGTCGCGGAAAGGGCGTGACCTGGTGTGGCTCTACAACCAGGAGCTTGAGGACCAGCTGAGCACGCTTGTGCTGAACATCGGCACAGGTGGCGTGGAGATGAGGCTGTTCCAGGAGCCGACCGCTGCTGGTGGCCTCGGGACCATTAAGGGGCGTCCGGCCATCCCCGTAGAGGTGGCGAGCGGGCCCGGCGATGTGGGCGACATCATCCTTGCCGACTTGAGCCAATACCTCATCATCGACAAGGGCGGCGTTGAGACCGCCGAGTCCATCCACGTCCAATTCCTTACCGGCGAGAACACCTACCGATTCACCTACCGCGTGAACGGCCAGCCCATCCGCAAGAACAAGATCACGCCGTACAAGCGGACATCGAGTGACTTCTACGTCTCGCCCTTCGTCACTTTGGGCGCACGGTAAGCCGACGAGAATAACGGAGGCATAAACAAATGAGCACAAAAGACTTTGGGATGCTGCGGCACATAGTCCCAATCACGGCCCCGGCCCAAAAGACAGCGACGTTCGTGACCCCCAACGTGGCGATGAAGAAGTACGAACGGGTGCAGTTCCTGGTGCTGTTGGGAACGCTCGCGACCGATAGCTTCACGCTGACGGTGACGGCCAGCGCCGTCACCGCCGGAACGACCGCGACGGCGCTAACGTTCAAGTACCGCCTCAGTGCTGCTGCTGGCACTGATACCCTGGGCGACTTGAGCGCCGGCGTAACCGAGTTGGTGCTGACTCACACGACCTATGACAACAAAGTCGTGGTGGTCGAGGTGGACGCCAACGAACTGACTGCCGACAAGCCCTACGTGGGGCTGACGTTCACCGACCCCGGGAACGCCGATGCCTATATCGGCGTGGTGGCAGTCTTGTCTCCTCGCTACCCCCAGGCGACGAATGATGGGGCGCTGACCTAATCGAAGAAGGGAGGGGCGGGCTACAAACCTGCCCCTCCAACTGGCGACCGAGGAAAAACCTACAGGAGGAAACCCAACAGCCATGAAGATTCATATCCTGGTAATCCTGGTAATCCTGCTGACCTGCTTGGCCCGGGCGATGGCCACCCTGACTGTATCACGGTTCGACCCGCGCTGGTTCAACCGCGAAAAGCGGCGGAACCTCTGGCGCATGATGACGCGGGGCATATCGGGCCTGCAACGGCAATTGGTCTGGTTCTTCCGCTGCCGTGTCCGCCCTGTGACCATGCTCACCCTTATGTTGCCCCTCATGACGGTGCTGGGGCTGGCAACACTGACAGCAGCCCGCAGCCCTCTGTACTACCAGAAGACCCCCGGCGGCATGCCCGCCATCGTGGACGTAAGCAAGTTCTCAGGCAACATCTTCTACGTTGATTCTGCCGTGGGAACGGATGGGGCCGGATACGGTAGCCATCCCGATAAACCGGTGGCCACCATCGACTATGCCATCGGCCTCTGTACGGCCAATCAGGGCGACGTTATTCTGGTGCTGCCTGGCCACGCGGAGACGCTGACCGCGGCCATTACCTGCGACATAGCGGGACTGCAAATCATCTCCGTAGGCCAGGGCATCGACCGCGCCGAACTGACCGTGAACGGGGCCATAGACGGGGTGGACATCACCGCCGACGATGTGACCCTTGATGGCGTGTACTTCAACGAGGCGACCGACTCGGCAACCTCCAATATCAACATTGCTGCGGCCAGGGCGACGCTCAGGCATGTCCACATGGACCTCGGGGCGAATGATGTGGACGCCATCACCATCACGGCTGCAGGGGAAATGCCGACCTTTGAGGACTGCACGGCTACGCCGAGCGCCAACGGGCCGGACAGCTGGATCAAGTTCGAGGGCGTGATAGACAGGCCCATCATCCGGCGCAACAACGTTATTGGCTCGGATGGGACAAACGCCTTCGATGATGGCATTCTGGACTTCAACAACCAGGCCGTGACGAACCCCCTGATCTACGATAACGTGTGGGGAGATGGCAACGCGGCTGTGACCGTGGTCGCTAACGCCGGGAACGTGGTGGGCGAGGTAATCGGCATCAACCGCTACGCGGCTCTGGCCACCAATGCCGACACCGTGGGCTTCCCCCTGTCTGATGGGGCAATTACGGCGGCCAAGTTCGGCGCTGGCGCTATTGATGCGGCAGCCGTAGCCGCTGCCGCCATAGATGCGGCCACCTTTGCCGCCGATGCGCTCCAGGCAATGCAGGACGAGGCGCAGGACGCCATTCAGGGCGAGCAACTGGATCACCTGGTAGCCCTGACCGATGGTGCCGGGGCTGCCATTCTG